TAAGCCATGAGTGGCAAACGGATGCTCTTGCAGCAGCTACCACTTCTAACGCATTAGTAGAAGGTGCATCTGCTTCTGAAGCAACCATCACTCCAACAACTCGCCTTAACAACCTTACACAGATCGTAGGTAAGACTGTTATGGTTTCTGGCACTCTCTTGGCTTCTGACCTTGCTGGTCGTAAGTCTGAGATGGCTTATCAGTTGGCTAAAGCCTCTGCTGAAATCAAGCGCGACATTGAGACCATCATTAGTGCTAACCAAGCTCAAGCAGCAGGAACTTCTGGTTCAACTGCTCGTAAGATGAGTTCGTTATTGTCTTTCATTAAGACAAATACAAACAAATCGGCTGGTACGACTGCTGGTGTTGATCCAACAACTATTGGTGTTTCAGTTCGTACCGATGGTACAACTCGCACCTTTACTGAGACCATCCTTAAAGATGTTATCAGCAAGGTATTCGTAAGCGGTGGCACACCTTCCGTATTGATGGTATCGCCTGCTCTCAAGCAGACAGTATCAGGCTTTACTGGCTTGGCTGCACAACGCTATCAAGTACCTACGAATGGTCAAGCAACCATCCTAGCCGGTGCTGATTTATATCAGTCCGACTTTGGTGTATTGCAGATCGTTCCTAACCGCTTTATGCGTACGCGTGATGCCCTCGTACTTGATCCTGAGTATGCAGCATTGGCTTACTTGCGCCCATTCCAGACCAACGACATTGCAAAAGTTGGCGATGCAGACAAGAAACAAATCTTGGCTGAATTGACCCTCGAAGTTCGCAATGAAGCTGCTCATGGCGGTGCATTTGACTTATCTGCTTGATATTAGGTAGATAATAAGTAGAATAGAGGGTAGACAAAATCTACCCTCTTTTCTATGATCGTTTACATTATGGGAGGTCTGGGCAACCAGATGTTCCAATACGCAGCAGGATACGCAGTAGCCAAGACACTAGGAGAAACCCTAGAGTTGAATACTACTTTTTATCAAGACAACAAGAACAGACAGTACGAACTAGGGGTTTTCCCTATATCGTTTCATGTAACGAATAATGTTGCAGAGCCGATAAAGGAAAAACAGCATAGCTACCAAGAGATCACCCAATCAGGAATGATGGTGGGCTACTGGCAGACAGAGAAATACTTTAATTGTGTAGAAGATGAGATTCGTAAGGAGTTCAGACTTCCAAAGTCCGATATTCCTAGCGATTGGGTCGCAGTAACAGTCCGTAGAGGCGATTATTTAGCCTTGCCCGATGTGTTTGCCCAACTCGGAGATGAGTATTACAGGGAGGCGATTAAAGCCTTTCCTGACCATAAATTTGTAGTGTTTTCAGATGATCCAAACTGGTGTGCAGAGAACCTAACATGGGCTAACCATGTGATGCCTTGCTCTGCACCAGAACAAGACTTAGCATTGCTTTCGAGCTTCAAAAACCATATCATAGCGAATAGTTCATTCGGCTGGTGGGGTGCTTGGCTTGGCAATGGGAAGGTAGTAGCACCTAGCCGGTGGTTTACCAATGGGCTAGACTCTACAGATATTGTTCCTGAAAGGTGGATAAAGATTTGAAAAAACTACTAGATGTGGTCGATGGTGAAGTAAGAACAGTTCATTCGGATGGCGAGGGTGGAATTATCATTCACTCCCAAACCGATTTAACTGAGTTTGCAGAGCACACTAAACAACAGTACAACCAAAACCCTGGCAAGACAGGATGGTCAGGCGAAGTATTTGACCCTAAGAACAAGATAGCAGAATTACCCCTAGCGATTATTAATGACCTCAATGCAAAAGGCATTATGCGAGGCTTTCATATCCAAGATCCTAAAGCCTTAAAAAAGTGGCTAAACGACCCTGATAACAGGGTATTTAGGACAAGAGGGGGTGAGGTATGAGGATTGCTATTTGTATCCCTGCTAGAGGGCAAATGGAGGTCGCTACAGCGTTTGATTTAGTGGCGATGTGTGCTTATACCATTAAGACCACAAAACACGATATAGACCTGTTTACGAGTGCTGGAACGCTAATATTCGATCAGCGTAATAGCCTAGTAAAAACAGCCTTAGAAATAAAGGCAGACTATCTACTATTTGTAGATGCAGATATGCGGTTTCCAAAAGATACCTTAAAAATATTGATGGCTCACGATAAAGATATTATCGGGGTCAATGCAACTACACGATCTGAACCTGTCAAACCGACAGCTAAGAACTTTATTGTTAATGAAGATCAGTCCGTAGATTGGCTGCCGATCTATTCCAATGCTAGATCTGGCATCGAGAAAGCAGATGGCATTGGGTGTGGAGTAATGCTAGTTAAGACCAAAGTATTTAAGGCGATGGAAGAACCCTACTTCTACTTTGAGCAACTCGGCAATAATAAAATATTAGGCGAGGATATTTACTTTTGCATAAAAGCAAAGGATGCAGGATTTGATACTTGGCTAGATCACGATCTATCCAAAGGAATTAAACATATTGGGCAGTATGTCTATGGTTGGGATAACATCGAAATACCAAAAGATTAGGAAATTATGGCTTACACAAACTATACCGATCTCAAAGCATCGGTGGCTAACTACTTAGGTCGCACAGACTTAACATCGGTTATCCCCGACTTTATTAGCTTTGCAGAGCTACGCATGGCAAGAGACCTACGCACTCGGCAGATGTTGCAGTCAGCTACAGCACTAACAGTAAGTGGTGATGGTAAAGTAGCCTTACCTACAGACTTCTTAGAGATTCGTGATTTACATATCCAAGGCAACCCAAGATACCCAATTACCTATATGTCTCCTAGTCTGTTTACTAGAGATGCTCCGGCAGACGAGAGTGGCAAACCAATTTATTACACGATCCTGGCAACTGAGTTTGAGTTAGCACCAAAGCCAGACACAGCGTACACATTGGAGATCCTCTACTATGCTAAACCTACTGTATTGTCTACTGGTAATGCAAGCAATGTATTTCTTGCTAATTATCCAGATGCTCTCGTCTATGCCTCGCTTTTAGAAGCAGAGCCATACTTAATTAACGATGCAAGAAGTCAGACATGGGCAACCCTGTACGACAGAGCAATCAAAAACATATCCGATGCAGACCAAAATAGCGAGTATTCGGGTGTGCCTTTACAAATGCGCGTAACTTCACGATAAGGAAATAACATGGCTGAAATGTCAAACTACCTAGAAAATGCACTTATTAATGCATCTCTACGAGCAACAACCTTTACCTCTCCATCTGTAGTCTATGTTGGTCTCTTTACTACAGACCCAACCGATGCTGGCACAGGTACAGAAGTAAGTGGTGGGTCTTATGCTCGCCAATCAGCTACCTTTGGTGCGCCTAGCAATGGAGTATCTACCACTACTGCTGACATTACTTTCCCACAATGTACTTCTACTTGGGGAACAGTCAGCCACATTGGAATCTTAGATGCAAGCACAAGTGGTAATCTTTTGTATCACACAGCCCTAGATGCATCCAAGACCATAGAAACAGGCGATTTGTTTAAGATTGCATCAGCAAGTCTGACAGTAACATTGGCTTAATATGCCTGCTGATTACTGTGGTGCGTTCTCAATTGATAGCATCGATCAGTTTGGCACACTAGAACAAATACTAATATCGTTTGATGATCCAATATGGAACTCACCAAACACTTGTATTCTGTATGGCGATGGTTCGGTAACGGCTAACGCTAGTGCATCAGCCAATGGTATTAGGACAAGAGAAGGTGTAGGCTCAGTAACAGCAGATGGCACAGTATCAGCAAGTGCAGTAAGAACAAGAACTTCATCAGGCTCTATCACAGCCGATGGCACAGTAACTGCTAATGGTTTTGCAATCCGTAGTGGATCAGGCTCAGTCGTAGCACAAGGAACAGTAAATGCAGAAGCAATCCGAGTTAGAACAAGCTCTGGATCTGTTAACTGTGTGGCAACGATCCTCGCTAATGGATTTGGAATATTTAGTGGATCAGGTGCTGTCAGCGCAACAGGTACAGTATCGGCAGTCGCTGTTAGGACTAGAACAGGCTCTGGCTCTGTTTCAGCCACAGGCACAGCAGTCGCAGCAGGACTTAGAGAAAGACTAGGAACAGGCAGTATCTCAGCAACAGCCACAGTTACTTGTATAGGTGGTGTAGAGTTTGAAGGTACAGGTTCTATAGAGTGCTTTGCAACAGTTACAGCAAACCCTGTAGCCATTTATGGCGCAGTAGCTACAGTTAATGGAATAACCTTAGTAAATTGCTTTGGCAGAGTCTTAGGCGATAACTGGACAGACGAAACAGCAGGAACAGAGTCTTGGACAGGTGTATCACCGAGTACGACAGTATGGACTGTTGCATCGGCAGGCTCAGAGACTTGGACAGGAACAACACCAACAGTAACAACTTGGTCAAATATATCTAGCGGAAACTCACAATGGCAATAAATCGTATCTCATTCGGGGAGTGGACTCCAGATCAGCCAGGTATCACCAATGGCTTACAAAGGGCAGAGAATGTCTTTTCTAAAGCTGTAGGCTATGGTGCTATCAATGCAGCCGAGGACTATTCAGCAGCAGCATCCGAGAACCTAAACAATGTAGTTGCAGGCAAAACTTCAGCAGGTGCTACAGTTGTATTTGCTGGTAGTGCAACAAAATTATTTAAATTAGATCAAAGTGATTTATCTTTGGACTCTATCGTAAAGGCAAGTAGAACCATTACGAATGTGGTTAAGACAACTCAAGTAGTAACCATTACAACCTCGGTAGCACATGGTTATTCTATCGGTGATTCGGTAACAGTTACAGCGACCTCTACAACAGCAGTCAATGGCACTTTTACCATTACTACAGTACCAACAACTACAACCTTTACCTATGCACAAACAGGTGGAGATATTAGTACGACTGCTGATACAGGTACAGTAACCTTTGCTTATGTAACACCTAGCAACCAAAGATGGAGATTTACCCAATTTGGTAATGTCATTGTGGCAGCCAATGGTGGTAATCGTTTACAGGGATATAACTTAAACAGTTCTTCTACATTCCAAGACCTAGCAGTAGATGCTCCTGAG